GCCGTCTCGCGGTCGATCTCCAAGGGCTCGCCCTTTTTGAACAGGTAGCGACCGCGCCAATTCAAGCGCGCGGGGTGACGCAGTTCTGCGGTAATGCTCATTGTGCTCTCCTAGCAGGCTCTCAAAAAAGAAGCCGAGGCAAGATACCCCGGCTCCTTTCGGTTTGCAATTGATTGCACGGATTAGACCGTGGCGATGTTCTCGTATTCGACGATCGCCTCGGTCTCCTCGATCTGGAAGGCGATACGAGCCGTCAGGACGATAATGTAGACGCGGGCGCTGATGTCCTTGTCAAACTCCATGCTGACCTGACGCTGGATGCCGAAGATCAGGTTGAGCGGATCGGTATAGAGGCCGTTGCTCTCGGGCATCAGAGCGACCGGCACCACGGGCGAGCCGTAGGCGAAGGTCGGGCTGGTGCCTTGGGTCATCTGGTCGCCCAGCGCCGTGCCACGGTCCGCGAGGGTGTCGCGATATTCGGTCTCGTTGTTCACCGAGACGAAGTGGTTCAACGCGGCCTTGTTGCGCTGATACTGCGTCGGCATGGTTTTCAGGCCATACTTGAAGATGCTCTTCGAGATCGAGCCGCCGCCAGCGTCATAGACGTTGCCGAGGGTGTTGGCCTTCTTGAGCCAACCGTCGAACTGGCTCAGGTAGGCTTGGTCGTCGCTGTCCGCGCCGTTCGTGTAGTTGGTGTCGGCGAGCAGCGCGAGCTCTTCCATGTCGAGCGCGGCGCGTTCGGCGATCAAGTCAATGATCGTCTGACGCAAGCCAGCCGGACCGGTGTTCGGCAGCTCGTTGGTCGCCGTGGTGGCGCGCTCGATGTTGTCTTCCATCACGTCGTAGGGGATGCGCACTTCGGCGATCTGCTCCGACGTGGTCAGCTCGATCTGTTCGGTCGTCGGCTTGGCGCGACCGCCGAGGCCGGTCGACAGGCCGTTGGCGGCGTTCTGCGGCAGGGCAGTCGCCGAGGTCGCCTTGCGCAGGATGCGCGAGCCGAAACCGATTTTGTTGATCTTGCGGATGGGCGAGACCATTTCGATCACGCGGCAAACGCGGATCAGCGTCGGCTGCTTGATCAGCTTGCGGATGAACGCCGCGCCCTGTTCGGGCGAGAGCTCACCGCCGTTGGACTGGAGGTCCGCGATGGCGATGTCGGCCTTGCGGAGGAGGCTGCTGTTGCTGGACATTTTCTTTGGTCTCCGTTTCAGTTTGAGCTGCTGTCCGCTTACGCGGTCCTGCGGGCATATGCGGTATCGAGGAGCGGCGGGGCCGAGCCGCGATCGGACTTTTGCGTCCGGGCGGGTTCATCATTCGCCGCGTCGCCGAACACGGTGCCGTTGAGAGCCGCGTCGGTCTTCTTCGCCATGGAGGCCACGCCATCGACGCGCTGGTCGATCTTGGCCACCTTGTCGTTCACGGTCGCGAAACCCTTCTCCATGCTCTTGGCGAGCGCCGAGATGGCCTTCATGACCGGATCGTCAGACTTGTAGGTCTGGACGTCCTTTTCCTGCGCGCCGGCCCCGGAGATGCTCTCCTCCTCTTCCTGCACGGGGTTCTTGCCCTTCTTGCCGACGTTGCGTTCGGCTTCGGTTTTCGTCGTCGGGGCCTTGGCTTTCGCGGGAACCCCGTTCATGTCGAGCGTCGCCGCGCCCGGGCGGCCGGTGTTCTTGGAGCCGCGCTGATCGTCGGCGGTGCCGCGAGCGTTGGCCGCTTCACTGTCGGCGGGCGGTTCCGCAGCGCCTTCGCCGGCCGCGCTTTCACCGGTCATCACGGTGTCGTCATCGCCGTCGCCATCGCAGTCAGCGTCGAAGCTGTTGCGCGTGGTCGAGCCCTTGGGGGGCTTCTCGGCGTCGTTACCGCCTTGCCCGTGCCACGTGCTCTTCTTGGTCTTGGCCTTGGCTTTCGCCGGAATGTCGCCCTGCGCGCCGTTGGAGCTGTCGTCGTCGTCCTGCTCGCAGCCAGCGGCCTTCTTGGTCGGAGCCTTCGCCTTCGCGGGCAGGCCCGTGTCCGTGCCAGAGGTCTTGCCGCCCGGCTTGGCGTTGACTTCGGTATTCTGCTCGTCGTCGGCGGTCGCGCGCGGATTGGTCTCCGTGCCCTTGCCCATTTCAGCGCCCGCGCCCGTGCCGTTCTTGCCAGCGTCGTCCTTCTTGGCCGGCATCAGCGGGTCCTTTGCGCCGGGGTCGCCCTCGTCGTCGAGTTCCTTGCCGTCGGACGACTTCATGGTCGTCTTCTTGCCGCCGTTGGCGTTGTCGCCCTGATCGTCGCCAGTTTCCTGATCGTCGTCGGTTCCGCCGCCGTCATTGTCGTCATCGTCCTGATCGTCGGCGTCCTGCTCGTCGCCATCGTCCTGCGGCTTGGAAGCCTTCAGGAGCGCGGCGTCGGCCTTCATCGCCTTCTCGGGCAGGCCGGAAACCAGCGTCGAGACGTGATCCTTGAACTCGTCGATCGCGCTCTCGATCTCGCTGGACGCGCCCTTCGGGTCCTTGGAGCCGTCCATGATGTTGGCGATGGTGTTGCGGAGGCTGTCGAACGCCGCCGAAACCGAGGAGGCGAACGAGTTCGTTGCGTGCACGGACTTGAAGTCCTTGCTGTCGAAATCGTAACCCTGAAACGCCTTCTTGAGGTTGCTGACGACGAGGGCGAAGTCATCGTTCATCTTCAGCAGCATGACGCCTTCATGGTCGCCGGCCGCCTTGTAGATGACGGTGCCTTCCGCGCCGTCCGACTTCTTGACGAAGTTGCCGTAGGGAATGTCGGCGGCCTTCATCACCGCGCGAATGGCCTTCAGGTCCGCTCCCTTGCGCGCGACGACGCCAACCACGGCGGGAGCCGTGTCGGCCTTGCGGAAAAGCGAGCGACCGATCTTGTGGAGGTCGATCATATCTTGGTCCCCTTTGGTGATCCGAAACGGGATGCGGTTCGCGCCCCGCTTCACCAGCGAAACGAAACTCACGTCCGTGTCGGTCAGCTCGGTCGCCTTAATTTGAAATGTTGGCATTGAGCACTCCCTCAACGAACGAGAAGCGATGCGTGTGGTGGTCGGCCTTCTCCGTGACCGTCCCACGCGAAATCTGGTGAACGTGCCCGTTCGGTCCCGGGTCCGTGTAGCCGCCGAGGAAGTTGCCATCCGCGTCGAACTTCACGGTGAAGGTGTGAGTGTGTCCCCGAACGTCGTCGGTCTCGCCCTTGAGCAAGTCTGGCATCTCGACCTCGAAGACCGCGTCGGTTCGAACTCCGATGCCGTCGAGGGAGAAGCCGTTCAGCTCCCCGGACTTGACCAACCCCCATGTCGTGGGGTCGGGAATTTTCACGCCAATAACCCAGCTGTCAGGAAGAAACGTCGGGTCGTCTTTGCGGGCGATGAAGCTCTCGACGACATAGGAGCCGGAAGGGTCCTGCGAATGGTTAACGTCGATGTTCGACGTAAGGCCCTTGCGCATGAAGCCGTAGCCCATCTTCTTGATCTCCTCGGCCGACATGAAGTCGCCTTGGCTGTCAGGAAAACCGGGGGCGTAGACTTCCCCGAAAACGACCTGCTCTTCTTGGTCGAGCTTCTTGATCAGGATGCCGTTAGCGGTTTCCGCCACCTTGCGCGCATGGTTGACGGCGCGGTTATCGCGCTTCGCCAACCTAACAAGCCGGGCATTGGACGCCACGTATTTGGTCCCCTGATCATTTCGCCTGAGCCGGGAATTTACACAGGGCTGACCGGGGCTCAATGGAATTGTGCAATTAACTGCGCAACGTGGAACAGGCTTTAGACCAGCCGTGCAATTAATTGCGATCTAGCGGCGCGGTGCTGTCATCGGAAGTGCCGGCGTCGAAAGCGACGTTCGAGCTGTCGGGCTTGATGTCGTTATAGTCCTGCGCCCGGTCGGCGCGCTGTTGCGCCTTGCGCTTCTTCTTGCCAGCGTTGGGGCCGTAATTGTCCTCGGCGGCCTCGGGCGTATCGTCCTTGGTGACGCCGTTCGCCTTCTTCCACTTGGTCAAGAGCGCCTCGGCCTTGTCGTAATCGCCGTCGTCATAGGCGTCGTCGATCTGCGAGAAAGCGTCCGGGTCGGTCACGTCGAACCGTTCCCAGCCGAGAGCGTCGATCTCGTCCTGCGACCATATGTCCTTGGCGGTGTCCATCGCTTCGTCGGCGGCGGCGTCGGCGTCAGCCTGCTCGTCGGCTTCCTCGGCGATGCTCAGGGTTGTCTCGTAATCCCCGGCGTCGAACGCCTCGCGGGCCTGATCCTTGAGGTCCTCGTCCTCGATCTCGTCGATCGCGGCGTCGAGCTCGTCGACCCGTTCACCTTCCCACGCTGTATCGGCC